TATTAAAGATTATCAGCAAAAACTTATTTCGCAGGTTGATGATATAAAATTACCCAGTTTGGAGCATTATTTATCACGCATGTTTGCTTCTTCTGCTTCAAAAGAAAATACTTGTGAATTTTGTAATTATGTTGCAAAAAATGTTAGAGCACTTACTGCACATCATCGAGGTTGTGCATTGAAAAAACAACATGAAGCAAAGAAAAAAGAACAATTAATGCAAAAATTACATGGTGAAAACACTATGCAATACAACCCTAATATTTAATTTAAAGATTGAAAAACTTAAATAATTATTCGTTAATCTTTTAAATATGGATGATTTTTTTGTTTTCGATGATTTTTTCTCTCAACAACAACTTAAAATTATGCATGATATAATTAATTCAAATACATGGCAATGGGGTCATTTCTCTACTTCAAAGGACGAACGTAACATTGTATCTAATCCATTCTGGCATATGAAATTACAAAATCAAAGTTATTTTTCAGTATATTTTACAAATATTCTTAAAAATGTTCTTGAAAAACATACTGAAAAAGAATTTGTTTGTGAACGTGTTTATGCAAATGGTCAATTATATGGACAATCTGGAAGTTTTCATATTGATGATAATACAGATAACGCTTATACAGTTCTTTTGTATCTTACTAAACTTCCAATAGAACTACAAGGTATTTCTGATGGTTATACGTATTTTAAAATTCCTTCTTTAAAATATGATATTGCATATCCACCAGTTTATAATAGAGTTTTAATGTTTCCTAGTAACATTGTCCATAAAGGGGGAGATTTAAATCGATTTATTAAAGATATTAGAATTACTGTTGCATGGAAATTTACAGAAAAAAAAGTTGAAAACCTTTAATCACAAACCAAATAAATTCAACATTCAAATCATACATTTTCTGCATAGACAACATAAATTACCCGTTTGTTTATTTTTTAATATATTTTCAAACCCACATGATATACATATTTTATGTCCACAACTTGGCTGAATAAAACTATTTTTTAAAGGTTTAAAACAAATAGGACATTCGTTGCATTGTTCTAAGTCTTTCAATTGTTTTTCAACATTACATAATCTTGTAAAACAATTATCTATTAAGGAGGTATTATTTTCTATGTTTTCTTTTTCTATGATATTATACTCTAATGGCTTCAATGGTAATGGATTATATTTTTTTATTTTTGAGCTTTTTAATCTTTCAGGATATATATCCTTCTCTACATAATCCTTTATTTCTTGCTCTTCCTTTAATTTTTTTATATAATTATCAATATTCTCCATGATTAGTTTTGTTTCATTGAGAACCTTTTATTTTATCTTCAATTTTATTATGAAATAGTTTTTTTAATAATGAAAACACTATGAAATATCTAATTTAAATCAAATTATTCGCAGACATATACATCCAACCTGTTATTATATACTTATCATGACTTTCTGGTACCATACCACAATGAGGATAAGTCCATAAAGACGGAAAAATCAATAAGTTCCCTTTTTTGGGTTTTATTTTACACTTATTTATAAATATTGTCTCACCCCCTTCAATTACATCATTTAAATACCATATAAATGTAACAACTCTTGAATGAATTTCATTTGATAATATTTGAGAATTATCATCTGTATGTGTTTTATACAAACCTTCATTCTTATTATATTTTTGTAACTGATATCCTGTATCAAGCATTTCACCTTGAAACAAGTAACTATTATCACATGTATTGGATATCTTGATAACATATTTTTCCATATGATGTCCCAAATTATCTTTCAATAATTCATCTATTTTATTTAATTCTAGATTATCTCCTCTTTTTATAGCCATATCTATTGTGTTTTTTACATTAGTAGATATTCCTGACAATGTTATACCTTTAAAATGTAAATGTTTATTTTTGGCATAAAGTTTTATAATTTTATCACATAAATCTGCAGGTAAGGCCTCTTCATATATAGAAATATATGGGTCAATTGTTTCTGTAAAATAAGGTAAAGAATCTATTTTAACATCTTCTTTTTGTTCTTTTATAAGTTCTTTACAATTATTTCCCTCTATGCAACTAGAAAATAAACTTAACATGCTGTTTGTTATATATGTAAAAATTTAGAGTTTAAATTATTTTAATAGTTAATATTTTATCAAGAAAACCATTAATTTATGAAGTGGTAGTAAACTAAATGAACTAGGACTTGAATGACCAGTATTACCAAACGTAATAGATGGGTTTGCACTGTCGGCTCCAATTCCACCACCGCTTTCAGTTCCAGCCGCATGAATTCCTCTGTTGCCCGAATGGGAACTATTATTAAAATCATCATTATATGCATCTCCAGATAAATTGGGATGAGAACTCTCAATTCCAGTATGACTATGTCCTATTGTAGTGAAAGAATGGCTATGGGTAGGCAATTGGGCCGCAGTTAACGTATGGTTATTATTTCCAATAGATTGGTTTATTTGGCCCGCAGCATTCGATTTACCGTATAAAAATTGTGATTCATAATTAGGCAATTTAAAATTAGTACTATTTCCACCAAAACTTGAACCTATAACTGCATATAAATCTGGATAATCGGCACTAGATATTGTTCTGCCATCACATCGTAAAAATCCATCTGGATCACTTGCCGATATAACCATTGGCATCATTATAATTGAACCTTTTGGTATTAAAACGCCTTTATCTTTGTAAGTATAATTTTCTATATAACTAGAGTTATTGAATGACATTTATATACTAAAATATAGATTTTTATATATAAATAATATCATAAATCAAAACAATTAGTATCATGCAACTATGTCTTTATGATATATAATACCTTTTTTGAAGCAGGTACCATGTTAAATGCTGTGCTACTTCCTGTATTATCCCCTGAGTTTTTGGCTACTCCATCAGTAGTTCCTGATGTTGGATTCCATAAGTCTGGGGAACCGTCATAATAGCCAAGAACTGTGTTTACTCCATCTGCAGCACCAGTATTATTAAAATCATCTCCATATATGTCAGAAAAATTATGATAATGACTAGATTGGCTAAATGAATGACTATGGCTAGGCATATTGGCAGTACCTAACGAATAATTATTACTTCCGCCAGAAGTGCCCAGGTTGTTCCCTGTCTCACATAAAGGAATTCTGTCTACTAAATTTGGTAGTCGAAAATTGCCTGACGATTCGCCTCCAGTATTATATGTGCTTCCTATAACAGTATATAGGTCTGGATATGTAGTCGCGCTAACTTGGGAACCATTACATAACAGCCATGCATCTCCTAAATTAGAAAAATTAAAATCTACACACGGCATAATTGAACCCGTTGGTACTTCTAAACCAACAAAATTACTCATTATATATACAAATTATATAATATTTACATAACTTTTATAATTGCATATAATCTTAAATAAGCAGGGTTTAATGCAATTGAAGTACCGCTTCCTTGACTAGAGGTAGTACCAGTCCCACCACCGCCGGATTTCCATCTCATGGTATAATTGGCATCCCTCCTATAACTGTTTGACGCATTTATGTATCTAGGGTTTCCGTTACCGCCCTTATTATGAAATTTTTGGTTATTAGAATAACTGTGATTATGACTCCAACTAGTAGAACCATGACTATGTTGTGGAAGATGATTGGAATTTAAACTAACATTAGAAGCCCCTGAGTTACTAGCACTATGGGTATTCGAAAAATCACCGTGTCCACGTATTCTGTTTCCACTTAGATTAGGAAGTCTAAAGTTACTTGAATTACTAGAACCATATTCAGTACCAAGAAATGCATATAATTCAGGATACACTGTTCTTGAATAAGTGGCCCCATTACATAATTTCCAATCACTCGGTAAATAAGACGTTGAACCCGCAAAATAAAGAATTGTACCCACCGGTAATTTAGCTTGAATTCCTTTAACTTTATAACCACTCATATTTATATAATATATATTTATTTTTAATTATATTTACACGACTATGAATTTTATAATAAATAACAGTATTAATCACAAGCCATAATGTCTTCTAAAGGACATAAAAATTTTGTTTCTGCAATATATTCCAACATAATAATAAAGTAAGAAACTATTTCTTCTTTTGCATTCGAAGGATACATATAATGATTCATTTTACTATATGTATATAATATCTTGCAAATTTTTAACATAAATTAGTTTAGATTAATAATTTTTACCATCACCATGCCCTAAATCATAATAAAAACAAATATCATTAACATAAATGCTATCGGTATGTTTTAATGCTCTTAACCAATATTGATAATCTTCACTTGTTCTCGCAATAATAAATTTTCCAACTTTATTAATTATTTCTTTATCCAAAATGACACTGCTACATATCATACAATTATGAATTTTAATAAAATCATGTGTCCATATTTTAGGAAAACCATTTTCGAGTAAATTACTTTCCTTTCTTTTATAAATGTTTTGTAAAGTTTTATAAAAATGTTCCGCATTATATTTTTTATATTTTATATTTTTATTATAAAATCCGTTTCCAATTAATCCATCTGTAGAAGACATTTTACATCCAGATTCTTTCATTGCATTTATTTGTAATTCTATTTTTTTAGGAAGCCATACATCATCATCATCACAAAATGCAATATATTTTCCTGTAGATTTTTCAATACCAAAATTACGTTGGTATCCTCCTGGGCAAGAAAAACCAAATTTTTGTTTTGAATTCTGGTCTAAATGTATAATTATAATATTATTTGCTTCCCAGTCATAATTATAGTATTCTTCTTGTGTTGATTTATCGTTAATTACAATTATTTCTAAATTAGCATATGTCTGTTTTTTAACCGATTCTATGGCATTTAATAGATATTTAAATCTATTATATGTTGGTATAATTACACTAACTTTGTCCATTTATAGTAATAAAGGATAAAATTAATGCTTTATTTTTACACAATAAGTAAAATAAATATGTAATTAATAAAATATATTTTTATAGTACAATTAATGATATAGTTAAAAAAGATTGAGCCATAACAATAGTCTTACTAACATTCGTTACTGGATAAATATCACCATAACCAAGCAAGCAAGAAGTAACTATTGAAAAGTATAACCGGTCGAATAGTCTTTGATAAACACTGCTATCTATTTTTTCTACAGTTAAATCCTCTTCTTTTATTTCTTTATCTACTTCTTTTGATGCTTTGTCTATCTCTTTTTCTACTTCTACATCATCCACTTTACTTATTTCTTCAAACTGATAAAAAGACTCTTTTAACATTGGTGTGTCAGTAGTTTTCTTTTCTATTTCCTTTTCTATGGCTTGTTTTTTAATCGTCTCTTTAATTACATTTACACCACTGAAATGCTTATCATCTAAAAACATATATATCAATGAAAAAACTACTACAAATAATAATAATAATAATATTTTCGTTTTTTTTAAATAAAATAATGTTTTTTCGCTAATTGAGAACATTGTATACTAAATACATAGAAATTTATTTTCCTTTTACCACTATCTGTTTGGCTATATTTTTTATTACTTTATTGTCTAAACGTATTAAATCATTACCAACGTCTCCTAATATATTTTTCATCATATCTAAGCAAAACTCATATTTTGGGTGGTCTCCGTTTAAACATTCTGGGTATTGTTCTCTCCATTTCGAAATTTGTCCACAATTTTGTTTCGCTACAATAGTAATCATTTGACGTAACTTACCCTTTTCTGGTGTATCTTTACTCCACTCATTATTATCCTTTATATACATTGTTTCACGCTTTAAATCGGTACAATGTAATGGACGTTTGGTAACATCTAAATCTCTTATTCTAGATAAAATCATATCTGTCATTCCAGTTACATATCCGTTTTTTCCAATGTTCTCAATATCCTGAAAGTTTATATCTAAATTTTCTAAAAATTCTGACATATTCATTGCATCTTTACATGTAGTATTTAAAAAGAAGTTTAAATTAAATTTTTGATTATTATTTGTATTTATGCAATTATTATTTGTTGTAGAACTTTTCGAGGCTAACTCTAATAATGATTTATTTTGTTCTTGTATTGTCTTTGTTTGCTCTAATATTAGTTCCTTAAAATCAGAGTTTTGTTTAATTAAATCAATAATTGGATTAATAGATTCTACATTTTCACATTGAACCGTAAAATTGCATCTTTTTTTATGTGCAAACAACCCTTGTCTATATTTATATGAATTTCCACATTCACAAACAAACATTTTTGCAAGATTTGCAAGATTATCGTCACTCCCTGTCATTTCTCGATGTTTACGCGTTGTTAAATGTACATCATAATTTCTTTTATTGCTGCTATTAAAGGAACAAACTTTACATTCATAAATTTTTGCATTTTTTTGCAAGAATTTTGTCATTCAAATGTCACTATATTTGAATGACATAAAAAATGCCTAAATCATTTTTCAAAATTAATATTTTTTTTCAGTGTCAAACAAAAAAACCGGATTTTGATTTTTAAAGCATTATGCTTTAAAATGATTTTTCACCTTTTTTTCACAAAAGTCAAATAAAAATTCAAAAAATGGACAAAAATAATTGTCCATTTTTGAAAATTTTTCAGAGCTTTTAGAAAAACTAATGAGAACTTTTTTAATTTCGTTTCTAATTTATATAAGATGTATTTGTTTTTTACATTTATAATGTTAACCCAATTTTTAATGAGTTGTTCGCACGAACAACTACATTTATCAAGCAATAATGTAATAGTTCTTAAAGATGTGGTAGACGATGCAAGTGTTAGTGATGCAATCTACAAATTAAACAAAATGAATAACAAAACGAACGTATATATTTATTTAGATACACCAGGCGGATCTGTAGAAAGTGGAAATCGCTTACTAACAGAGATTAAAAAATATAATTTATCGTGCATTGCAGATAAAGCTTATAGCATGGGATTTGTTTTATTACAAGGATGCAAAACGCGTTACGTAACTCCATATGCTCGTATTATGCAACATCAAATAAGTTATGGCATAAAAGGAGAAAAAGCCAAAGTTGAAAGTTATCAAGACTTTATTAATCAATTAGAAGATGAATTAGTTGTTATGCAAGCAAATAGAGTTTTACTAACTCCTCAAGAATTTCGCTATAAAACTATGAATGAATGGTGGATGACAGGAAAAAATGCTTTATTAAGTAATTGTGCCGATAAAATGGTAGATGTATTTTGTGATGAAAAATTAACAAAACAAAATTATACTGTTAATTACGGTCCTGTAAAATTTGTGTATTCACAATGTCCTCTTATTACAGACCCTATAGATACGAAAATGGAATATTAAATTCGATAAATATTTGCACTTTCTGTATAATTATCACTATTATATATTCCCCGACCAACTATTATAATATCTGTATCAATATTGTTCACTGTTCTATAATTTTGGTCTCCTACAACTTTTGTTTCTTTATTAATACCAGGAGTCATGTTTATCAACCCATTTAAATTTATTCTATATTGCGTAACTAAACCAACTAATCTTTCTGGATAATTATTTGCTATTTCTTTTACATTATCAATATAATCATAATTATTATTTGACATATTTGTAACTAGCACAACCCCTGATAATTTACTTACTACTTCGCTATTTACATTACCCATAACGGTAACTAAATCAATCCACTTAGAATATTTGCGATATTGTTTTTCTACGGTATATGAAATATCAACAAACTTTCTATCTTCCATTAAAAGAAAGTCTTTTTCAATTGATAATTCAATGAGTCGATTTTTTAATTCTTTATTGTCGTCTTCATAAAAGTCATAATGTATTTTGCAAATGACTATTTTATCTCCAATATCCTCTAATATTTTAATTAAACGATTTTTATCATCCAAATCAGCTGAAAAACACAGTATAGATTCTTTTTTTATTATAAGTTCTCTTAAACGATGGTTTATTATATCTGTTTTACATAAAACACTTTTTACAGGAACACTACACGTATATCCTTCTTGTCTATCAAACATTGTAATGACCCCTACTATATTTACTTTATCCTTTATTGCTTCTATAACTTTATTAACAGAATTTCCGGTCGTTATAACATCTTCAATAATAATACAATTATTTTTTTCATTGTAATTTCCCTCTATTTGTTTTTTCGTTCCATATTCCTTTACATCATCTCTTACCATTATCATTGGTATATTATATCTAGTCGATATATAACTACATATAGGTATTGCGCCTAATGGAACTCCACATAGCAAATCGCAGTCATCTTTAATTAAATTGTACATTGCATCGCCAATAGTTTTCATTAACTTTGGATAAGAGACAATACCTTTCATATCAAAATAATATTTTGATATTTCTCCACTCTTTAAAGTAAATTTGCCAAACTTTACACAACCTGTTTTTAATAAATCTTCTATCATTGCTTTATTTATATGAAAATTTTTATTATTTTTCATATAAAAATTATTTATCAAAATGAAAACTATCCATAAAATCATGACAATCGCTTAAAAATAATTCATCGTGTTTCGGTAATATTTGTTTATATTTATAAGTTAATAAAATTTCCATTATTTTATCCAAGTTCTTCATTTCCATAGACATTTTCCAAAGTTCTCCGGTTTTGACGTTAAATAATTTACAATCTATTTTTTTATTATTTTCAGGATGTTTCATTTTCCATAACCATGCATAGATTGCTAACTGAAGCATATGGTCAGTGGTAATACTTGAACAACATTTTAATTCCCATAATACGTTTTCGGTAATTATATCAGCTCTAGCGGAGAACCTAAAATCTTTTTCTGGAATAAACTGTTTTGTAAATTTATCAATATTTTGATGACCAATATCATCGCCACTATGTATAATATATTCTTCTATTAAAGGACATTCATTTTGACAATCAGAACCAATAATGTTTTTGTATTGCTGCATACATGTTTCAATATCTTCTTCTGAAAGCCATGTATATTCATTATCTTCAATTTGGTTTAATTTAAAATATAGAGATTCTGTAATAGCTTGATTTATATTTGCCATAAATAAATATACACTCGTGTCGATGTTATCGGGCAATGCATTTATTTTTGTTTCTAAAAATGTTTTCTTTTTTTCTTTTATAAATTCTTTGTTTGTTTCTATTAATTCATATAATACGCTGTCTTCTGTTTTATCTATTTGAGAACCTTTCCAAACTGTTCTTAAAAAATCATAGTACATACATGGAATAGCTGTTCCGTTTAGGTCGCTAATTTCCTCGAAATATCCTTTTTTCGTTTCAATTAAAGAAGGTAAATCAATATTATAAGTTGTATCAACCTCTTTTTCAAATATTTGTTCTAGTAAAATACATATTTCTTGATATGCTTCTTCTGGAATAAACTTTATTAAATCAGTTGGTGTTATTTTTACTTTTGTATATAACTCTTCTTCTTCTTCTTTAACAAAGAGTGTTTTTTGCATACCGCGAAAATTGATATATGATTTTTCCTTCATTTCAATATGACTAAGTTTCATAAAATCAATAGGTCGGTCAGTTGGATTAGTATCATTTTCAAGTACGTATAACCCGTTTTGTGCTCGAGTACATGCAACATAAATAGTATTTGGACATACATCCCTAGATAAATTACGAGCATAAAATTTAAAATAAGAATGGTCAAAACCTACTACAAAAACGTATTTTCTTTGCCTTCCTTTTACGCTATGAAAAGTAGAAAACACAATTTTTCCCTGAATAACTCTTTGGTCAATATCGTTGCTTTCTATCATCGGTACGTGACAAGGTATTCCCCGTTCTACAAGTTTATTTTCTAATCTACGTATATTGCTTCTATCCCCTTTAACTGATGGACCTAATACAAATATATCACTTGGTTTGACACCACTTTCGAACAATTTTATTATCTCTGAATAGACGATCTTTTCCATATTTTGTCTAGAATTTCGAATATAATGCACTTGTTGGTCATCTCGACATGCATCCATTCTAGAATCTCCAATTAAGACTTCATTTACAAAGTCTCGAATTTGATTCGTAATGCGGTAAGACATTTTCATAGTGCAATGAGAAAATTCGGTAGTTTGCAAAAGGGGGTGTTTTTCCCAAATTAAATCACCAAATGTCAAATAACGAATATCTGAACCTTTAAACTCATATAGCCCCTGCATGTAATCCCCCAAAATTAACAATTGAACTTTTTTATTTACATCAAATAAAAATTTACACATGAATTGAAAATATAAATAAGTCATATCTTGCGTTTCATCAAGTACCAATATATCAATATCTGGTATTGCTTGTTGTGGTTTCTCTTTATTAACTACAATTTTTCGAAGTTCATTATCGACAAAAGCAGTATCTCTATAATAACACACAGCCAAACTATGGTATGTATGTACGTTTAAATTACTTATTTTATCCTTTTCAATCTTCTCTCTAACTTCAAATTTCAATGACTTATTGTAAGTCATTTGTAAAATTTTTTTATCTTTTAGTTCTTTTGCTATCGACAGAATTAACGTTGTTTTTCCAGTCCCTGCGACAGCATCTACATATACGTTTGTACCTGTTTTTATTGTATCTAATATATGTTGTTGTTCAACACTTAATTTCATTTTAAAAATACGCTATTGTTATTAAAGAAATATTTATATATTGTTTTGATTAATACATTATAGAGTGTGCTTTTATACAATTATTTTTTTCATATTATAAGACATATAACAAAATGTTTGATGTTGTAATTGTAGGAGGAGGAATATCTGGATTATACCTTTATACAAATTTAATAGATAAAACGAAAAATATTCTTTTATTAGAACAAAGCAACTATTATGGTGGAAGAATATATCAACATACTGAAAAAATTAACAATATGGAGATATCTATACCGGCAGGTGCCGCAAGATTTAATAAAAATCATACCGAAGTAAGTAAATTATTAAAAAAATATAATTTATTAGATTTTAGAAAAGATAAAGGATTTGACTCAGCAATTAACTTTATTGATACAAAAAACCAGTTTTCTAATAAATTTAATGGCAAAAACGGGTTCTATTACATTGATAAAATAATTAAAAAAAGTAAAAAGGAAAAAAGTGATGTTTTAAGAGCAGAGAGCTTTAGATCATATGCATCAAAATACCTAACTAAAGAAGAATTAGAGTTCATGTTAGTTGCAAGTGGATATAGTGGACAACTTAAATATATGAATGCATATGACGCGTGTAATCTTTTTTCAAGTGGAATAAGACCAGATATTAAGTATTATGGTGGCTATTATCATACATTAATAGAAGAACTAATGAAAGATTTGAAAAGTAAAAAAGCAAACCTAAAACTTAACTCGCGCGTTAACGATTTTAAATATGACGATGAAAAACATATATATACAGTAAACTATAACAGTAAAACTATAGAAACAAAAAATTTAGTATTGTGTATACCCCAACAATCTTTATTAAACATACCGTCATTAAACCCTATACGACCTTTATTAAAGAATAGTATTAAATGCAAAGAGTTATGTAGAGTTTATGCTTTATTTAAAAAGGAAGATATATGGTTCCAAGATGTAACAAAGACAGTTGTAAATAACCCATTGCGATATATCATACCATTTGACGAATCAAAAGGGTTAATTATGATATCTTATACTGATGATAAATATACAGATTTCTGGGGAAACTTAAAAGAAAATCAGGGACAACTTAAAACGCAAATTGTGAAATATGTAAAAGAAACATTTCAAAAAGAAATAAAAAAACCAGAAAAGGTATGGGTATTCAAATGGGATTGTGGAGTGACTTATTGGCTGCCCAATAAAAATAGCAAAGAAATATCAGAAAAAGTTTTAAATCCCTTTCCAAATATGTATATTTGTGGTGAAAATTATAGTTTGACTCAAAGTTGGGTGGAAGGAGCACTAGAAACCGTAAATAGTTGTTTAGAAAAAATAAAATTATAGTATATAATGTCAAAAAAAGGAGTTTGTGCTAGTTGTTTAGACTTTGATATTGATAAAGTAGTAAAATCAAAAGAAACATTGAAGCCAACTTGGCTAAAAGAGAATGATTTTGTAAAAATATTCATAGAAAATCATGACTTTAAATTAAAGATACCAAAAAACTATGATGTAGAATTAAATTTAGATTTAGGTGCTAAATTTAAAGGAAAGAAAATATTATATTGGGCAGCAGACCCGAAACCAACAAATAGTATAATAATAAAAGATGCTAAGACGGCGTATAATAAATTTGATAATAGCGGCGTAAGCAAGGTTGATATTAATGGTAAAGTAACAGTTAAATTTAATTGTCCTCAGTTATATAAAACAAAGCGTAATTTAAAAGAAAAAGCAACAACTTTTTTTAGACATATGCATTTTGTAGTTGAAAAAGACGATAACTGGGATTCCCAGATATACACAAAAGTAGTTATTTGTAAATACAATTATGATAAATTTATGGAACTATACAATAATGATATGACTGTTATTATAAATGCATTACCTAGCGAATATTTTGCAAAAGACCATATACCCAATTCATATAATTTATTTAATAAAACAGTTAAATCAATGAGCAGCGAACAGTTATTAGAATGGTTTCATGAAGTTGTTAAATTACATTATCCAAAATTATACCAATATGTTAAAACCAAAAAAATAGAGTTATATGAAATACCAATTATTACTTATTGTGCTCATAATAAATGTAATGCTTCGGAGTTAACTATTAAAGAGTTATTGAAAAAGGGTTTTGTAAATGTTAATGAATATAGTGATGGAATAGTAGATTATCGTTTAAAGCATCCTCATGACTAAAGTACTAATATAGTACACACTATTTACTAGTTATATTTTATAAGTGTTTTTACATAATTGTAACTTTGGTTGCTTATCTTTTGTTTTTGGTAAATCATATTCTATAAATTTATTAATTTCCTCAAAATATAACCTTCCTTTATAATTACTATAATCATTACTTACCCAATTTATTGAAATTGTCTTAAATTTTTCAACAAAGGAATATTCATCATTATAAATATCCATAGTTCTTCCTGTTGTAGTAGGAAAATTTCTTAATAATTTAGTTAACTTTACAATATGTTTTACTTTTTCTTCTTTTGAATAATAATTCATTTATATACAATTATATTTGAAAA